TAAAATATCATTTAAGTTCCTAGAAGAAGATGGCACGTCGACACCAGTGTTTTCAGATTACAATGGCGGCGTAATATGTACTCTATTAGTAAAAGAGGATGCTAACCCTACACCAGTAGCAACACAGATTGCTAATGTGTGGAATCAGACTAAAAATATAAACTTTGGCGATGCCGCTAATGTATTTACAAGTGGTTCTTTTGTTGGTAATAAAACATATAATTTTAATAATGCCAATCACACAATTGGTATTTACACAACTGGGTTTACTGGTAATGTATTTGTAGAAGGCAGTTTAGGTTTAGAAGCACCGTCAAGTGATGACACTAATTGGGCACCTATATCTATAGTAAATACATTGGATCGAATACCTTTAGCAAATAGTTCAGGACCAACATACTATAACTTTACAGGTAATTTTAATTATTTGAGATTTAAGTATTCGCCAAGTGCAACAAATTCAGGATCATTCGATAAAATTCTCTTAAGAAATTAAATACATGTATGCACATTTTAAACGATGGCAAACATGCTTTTGTATTTCCGCCTAGGTGCGGTACTAGATGGATAGCCTCGGAACTATATGATCGTGGATTACTAGATACCCAAGCACCAAATCACGAATTCAATCTACATACCACTGACGTAAAAATATTTATGTTTGTTAGAAATCCTTTTGAAAGAGAAAGAAGTCTACATAGGTGGTTATCAGAAACAAAACAAAAAGACATCACGGTGTTTACGTTTGAAGAATATGTTAATAGTGAGTGTTTTGAAATAGAACCTAGTTGGTACACCAGATATGGCGACTTAAATAGTCACGTACAGCATATAGATATTGCTAATTTAACAACGTTCTTTAAAGAAACACTTGATATAGACTTACCAGAATATGATAATTTTTATCACTTGGCAGATGACAATCGCAATGATGATGAAATATTTAATAATAAACAGATAGTAGAAAAAATACTCAATAAATATCAAGAAGATCTAAAACATATCAAATTTGACTTGACAAAGTACATCTAATACAGTATAATAACAGCAATGGAGCACTCTGAAGCAATACAACAGGTACACGAGTTACTAACATCTCATATACCGCATAAGCACAAGAAGACACCTGCTGGTTGGGTAACTTTTAGTTGCCCTATGTGTAATGATAGAAGGAACAGAGCAGGCGTAATTGCTACTGGTCCTAAAATAGCATTTAATTGTTTTAACTGTGGCTTTTCAACTGGTTGGAGTCCTAGTAAAAAGATTGGTAAAAAATACAAAGACTTAGTTGTAAAGTTAGGCGCAACTAACGAGAGTGTAAAGAAACTTGTACTAGAACTTATGAAAATAGAAGAGTTCGACAACGAAGTTGACGATATTGTAGTAAGTTATGAAAAGTTTAAGCCTGTTGAACTACCTAACGCAATTAGTTTAAATGACATTCCTAAGTTGCCTTATAATAAAACACATAGTGATATACTAGAGTACGCATATAGTAGAGGTTTATTAAAAACACATTATGACTTCTTTGTGTGCGACGACTTGATGATGAAAAATAGGTTAATTATACCGTTTTACTATAACCAAGAAATGGTCGGATATGTAGGTAGACATATTAATCCGCCAACCAAAGAAACGCCAAAGTATGTTAACAACAGTCAAAGTGGGTATGTGTTTAACATTGACAAATACATTTACTCAGACAGAGATATTGTTGTTGTTACAGAAGGTGTAATTGATGCTATACTGATAGACGGCATAAGTGTATTAGGTAATAGTATGAACGAACGACAGATACAACAGATAAATTCGTTAAATAAACGTGTAATACTTTGTCCGGACAGAGATGCTCCAGGCAAAGAGTTGATAAGGCAGGCCGCTGATCTAGGGTGGGAAGTAAGTTTCCCGCCATGGCACACAGATTGTAAAGATGTAGGCGATGCGGTTACCAAGTATGGCAGACTTTTGACATTATCTAGTATAATTAAACATACAGTATCAAATGAGATTAAAATTAAAGTACAGAGCAAAATGCTATGAGTGAAATTAAAGACTACGGCGAAGATATACAAGAATTGTTTTTAAGATTCTTAGTTACAGATCCTGACGTATTTGTAAGAGTAAACAGTATTGTACAGCCTTACATGTTCAATAGAAAATACAGAGAAGCAGTAGAGTTTTTAAAAGATCATGCTGGCAAATATGCTAGTATTCCTACATTAGAGCAATTAGAAGCAGTAAATGGCATTAAACTACAACCAGTAGAAGACGTTCACGAAAGTCATATGAATTGGTTTATGGACGAGTTTGAAACTTTCTGTAGACACAAGGCATTAGAAAAAGCCATACTGGACAGCACAGATTTATTAGAACAGCACGACTATGGTAGTGTAGAAGCACTTATTAAAGAAGCAAGTGGTGTTGGTCTAGTTAGCGATTTTGGTTTAGATTACTATGAAAATCCTAAAGAAAGATTACAATGGATTAAAGAACAAGCAGGCGGTATAAGTACAGGCTGGAAAAAGTTTGATCAAAAACTGTTTGGCGGTCTAAACAGAGGCGAACTAACAGTATTTGCTGGAGGATCAGGTGCTGGTAAAAGTTTGTTCTTACAGAACTTGGGTGTCAATTGGAGTCAAGCAGGACTTAATACTGTATATTTAAGTTTAGAGTTAAGTGAACAACTGTCAAGTATGCGTATCGATGCTATGGTTAGTGAGTATGCTACTAGAGATGTTATGAAAAACATGGACGACGTCCATTTAAAAGTAGTAATGAAAGGTAAAGGTGCTGGTAAATTCCGCATAAAACAGATGAGTAATGGTGTTAATGCTAACGATATTAGGTCATTTATAAGAGAATATGAAATACAAAGCGGTGTTAAAGTAGATTGTTTACTTGTTGACTACTTAGATCTTATGATGCCAATCAGCGGGAAAGTATCGCCTAGCGACTTGTTTATTAAAGACAAATATGTTTCAGAAGAGTTGCGTAATTTAGCAGTAGAACTTAATATATTATTGGTAACAGCATCGCAGTTAAACAGAGGTGCTGTAGAAGAAATAGAATTTGATCATAGTCATATTGCTGGAGGCATCAGTAAAATACAAACAGCAGATAATGTTATTGGTATATTTACAAGTAATGCTATGAGAGAGCGTGGCAGATATCAAATACAATTTATGAAAACACGTTCTAGTAGCGGAGTAGGTAGCAAGGTTGACTTGAAATTTAACCCTGAAACATTGCGTATAGAAGATCTCGATGACGATGATGAAACGTACGATACTATGCAGACACAAACATTGGTTGCTGGATTACAAAGATCGGCATCAATTAGAACAGAAGAAACAGAAACAGAAACAGAAAGTATTGATAATACAAAACTACAAGGTTTGGCTCTCAGAGACTTACTCAAGAAAAAGTGATTATTTGATAAATATGCTTAAAGCAGGAAAGGGAATATGTCAAAAACAACAAAATCAATACTAGAAGAACTTAATTCGGTAGTATCCGAAAGAAACAAACTAGATGTTGTAGCAACTCGTGGTAATCACATCATTAAGAGTGCTATTAACCTTATTCAACTTATTGAAGAAAATTTTGATGACTCCCAAGCACTGGATTTACAACGTAGATTAGTAAATTCTATTAAAGGCAGAAAGCCAGAACGTTTTGCCAAAGGCGTTCAAATAGTCAAAGAGTCAAAAAATGAAGATATTTGAAGTTACCAAACCCCTTAATGAAACTGGCGCACCAGTATATTTAAAAGGTCAGTACAAAACACAACTGACCCAAAAAGATTATGCCAACGGAGTCATACCAGTTACGGCTGTACCATTAGCAAACACAGACGCTCAAGAATTAGAATACAACGGTAGAAGTTTAAAAGGCAGTTTATTTGTTCTAGGCACACATAATACTGCTAAAGAAATATTACAAGGTATAGAATCGAAATCTATAACAGCATTTTACTATGCCGATGGTTCCGGAAGTATATCAAGACTGAACGACAAGCCAATTTCACAGCAAATATTGAAAGCACTAAAAGTATCCAGTCAAGATAACCGGTCAGTTGTACAGAAAGCAAAAGATAAGGCCGCAGACTTTTTTGATCCCAATGCGATTGACAGGGACGGATACTTAGCATTACAACGAAAGGGCGCCGCACAAGATAAATTAAGTGTAGGATTAACTAGAGCCGGAGCGAAACTAGATAGAGGCATAAACTATTTAGGTAATAAAATAATGGGCAGGGGAAAAACTGCAGTTCCGTCAGACTTTCAAAAATATGGCAATCTAGGTAAGGGAAATCCAACTTTAAAAATTGGCGATAAAGTATCGTGGACAGCAACAAAAGATAATAAAGGTATTAAGAAAGGACAAACAGTTTACGGCACAATACTAGGCATTGCTGGTGACAACTTTAAAGATTATAGCGGTAAAATTATACCAGTAAAACAAGGTTATGCCTTATTTAAAACAACAGGCCAAGGATTACCATTCCAAAAGCCTTTAAAAGATTTGACGCCGGTATCATGAGAGCAGTAGATTTAACAAAAAGATATATTGCCGAATGTACATTTCATCACAGACTTGATGAAGCAAAGAATACGCATCTAGAACACTTAGAAGATTTAATATTCAACGATGGATTGCCAGGCGGTAAAGCCGCAATAAATCATCTTGTTGGATTTTACGAAATGCTTAAAGGTAGTGCCAAGACAAGTTTTAATCTTACAACCAAATGGGACGGCGCACCGGCTATATTTGCTGGGATTGATCCAGCAGATGGTAAATTTTTTGTTGGTACAAAAGGTGTGTTTAACAGAAACCCTAAACTTAATAAAAGTTTAGCAGATATAAAAGCAAATCATCCAGACAAAGTTGTAAAAGGCGAAACTAAAAGTGCTGAAGGACTTAGAAAAAAACTAGCAACAGCATTTACTAATTTACAAAAGTTAAACTTCACAGGTGTTGTACAAGGTGACATGTTATTCTCAAAAGGAGACATACAAACAGCAAACATAAAAGGTGAAGAGTACATTGTGTTTAAACCAAACACTATAATATATGCTGTACCCAAGAACAGCGACTTAGCAAAAGAAATTTTATCATCAAACATGGGCATAGTATTTCACACAGAATATGTAGGTGGCCCAACATTAGCAGATATGAATGCCAAATTTGGTTATGACGCAAGTGCTTTAGGTGACGGAGGCAATGCTGGTGTATGGTATAGAGATGCTATCATCAAAGACTACTCCGGACAAGTAACAATGACTGCTGACGAATCAGCAATGCTTAAATCAGCAATAGAAGATGCCAATAGAAATTTATCAAAAATGGGCAACTTAGAGTTTTTAAAGAATAACGAGTTTGGACAAAACTTAAGAGAAAGAATAAAGACCAGTGTTAATAAAATTATTAGAGATCAGGGCCAGTTTGAAAAAGACCCTACATCATTTGCTACAGCATTCATAACTGATTATAAAACTGTTATGAAAAAAGCAATAGAGTCAGTAAAAACAGATAAGACCAAAGTTGCTAAAACAAAATTAATGCTTGACGGAATTAAATTTCTAGAGGATAACACGCAAGAGATAGTAAGTGCGTATGTAGTATACTTAGATCTTATAAGAGCAAAAGAAATGATTGTGAAAAAACTAGCAAACATTAGACAAATGGATACATTTGTACAAAATGCTGAAGGTGATTACGATGTAACAGGCGAAGAAGGGTTTGTTGCTGTTGATCATATAGGCAACGCAATCAAACTAGTAGATAGATTAGACTTCAGTGTTAAAAACTTTGGGTCAGGGAGACCAGGAGCATAATGGATTTACAACTATTACCAGAATTAAACGAAAGCAGACTGTATCGAGCAACAAATGGCTTTAAAGCATACAATCAAGATGACATAACAGAATTACTTTTTGTATTTGTATTGATAAACACTATGTTTGTACAAGACGCAACTACAGTCAAGTTTGGTAAAAAATATGCTAACAAAAGCACAACGTATGGTAAGTTTATCGCTAACAGAGTAACATCTACAGACTTATATCAAATGGCTTACTTTGTTAATAAAAAGTATAATGATTTACCTAAAGGCGCAAAAAAGAAAACAATCAAGTTTGACGAAAGAAGGTTATGGCAATACTTACAGCATATCAGTAAAGGCAAAAAGCCTAATGTAACATATCTTTTGAGATTACAGTATCAATTAGGCATAACTAACACTTCACTATTAGCCGTTAGAAGATTAATTAGTGATTGGAAACGACTAAAGTACAGACAAAAGCAATTAGCAGTTACTCGTTTGTTACATACAATGAGAGCAAAAGCAGTTAGAAGCGAATTGTACAAGCCGTTGAACGATTTAGCAAGAGAAAGAAAGTATGTTTTACCAAATGCGTCTAACAAAGAATTAGATAAAGCAACTAACCAAAGTACACTTAAACGTTTAGCAGTAGCAGGCGCAACAGCCTATGCGGCACACGAATTAGGCCCTAAAATCACAAGAGGCAGGGTAGGACAAAAAGCATCAGCAGGCTTGGCAGGCATTGGTGCCTACTGGGCAAGTAAGAAAAAATTATAAATAGTATTATGAAGATATTCGAAGTCACAGAAAAACTATACAAAGGCAAGAAAAACTGCGGTTGCAATCAAGACCCTTGTAAAACATATGGATTACAAGAAGGCGATAGGGCAGATGGCGCCAGGACTGCTCAAGCAATGAAACGAGCAGGAATGGATGTAGATAATACTACCTTTAATAAAACAGCAAACCAAAACTTCAGTGGTACAGATGCTGTAGACCAAATCAGTTTGAAAGGTATTAAGGCTGACAAAAGACGCCAAGACGACATTGATGCAAGATTCGACAAAGCAGAGAAGGCTCAACAACAACGCGACAGAGAAGAAAAACGTGAATTGGACAATCTGACCGCCAGAGAAAGATCAAAAAAGGAAAGACAAGATAGAAAAGACGCAAAGGCTCAAAGAGATGCTGATCGAGGCGCCGGAATTCAAGGCAAGGTAGACAAAAACAGAGGCTACAGAAAAAGTGCTGACGGCAGAACTCTTAGACATGCCAAATATTACAAAGACGACCCAAATGGTAAGGGCAAGCCACAAGGTGCTATAGGCAAAGGTCTTGATAGACTAAGAGCAGATCCTGGTTATGTTGTAAGCAAATACTACAACGATAAAGTTGATCAAGTAAAAGATTTCCTCAATCAACGCATCTAATACCAAATTTGGGATAAAATATGGGAGTCAAGGCTCCCTTTTTTTATGAATTTTTGATAAATAAAAGTAACCAAGTTACAAAGATAGTTAAAAACATAAACACTTTGTAACGCAGAATAATTAGGAGATTTACAATGGCATTAGTAAAATTAGAAACAACAGCGGCCGCGGCAGGCGAAGGTAATGGTTTAGGAGCACAGACTCATATTGTAACATATGATGACATAGACTTAGCGATTGCTCAGTGTACAGCAGGCGGATCTATCGCAGGTGTTGATGTATCAGCAACAATGTTAGCAGTTCAAACAACTCAAACTGCGGCAGAAGTATTAGCATTTGCTAACATCACAGCCGTTTCAGCCACATTTACACTATAAATTATAGTATAAATTAGAAACATATAAAAGCACTCTTCGGAGTGCTTTTTTTTGGCCGTTGGAAATAAAACATAATATCACCACAAAATGATAAATATGCTTATAGAGAGACACACGGAGATATTATGGCACAAACAAAAGCAGGTGGATTAGTTACATCAAGTGAAACACTCACAGGTGATGTAGAATTTTTTACACTTTTTACCACATTAGACATAACTGCCACAGACAACTTTACAGATAATACACAAAAAGATTTTGAAAGTTTGGTACAGGTTATAAGTTTGAGGGCACAACCAATGCTTATGAACACACCGATCACAGTAGACGGAGTATCAGCAGGATTAGATGACTACGGCGCACCTACTTTAGCAGGAGCGGGATGGGTATTTAAATTTGCGTTTGAAAGACAAGGCGCACATACATTAGACACACTGAAGGACGAGTTGGAAGGTATCGTATTAAATGGCGGTACCATATATACTAAAAGTTCAGTAAATACTGAATTTTCTAAACAGGACGTATTATAATGGCAGACAAAGATTTAGACAAGAAACCAGCAGAGAAACTATATGCTAATGATCCAGAACTAAAGACGCAAGTTATTGCTGACATGCTAAGGATCGAACAGGTAACATCTGAAATAAAAGAATTCAAAATAGAAGTAAAAGATCATTTTGCTAAAATTGAAAATTGGTTAGTAGGAATTATGGCAGGTGTATTTGCTACAATGTCTAGTCTAATCATAGCATTAATATTTAAGTTATTTTAACATGAGAATAGTCGAAGTAGAAGAAGTAATGGAGGCCAAGATGGTATGGGCCAAGCGAGGAAATAAAATCGTTCGTAAGGTGAGATGTACTAGTGGGCCAAGAAAAGGCAGATTAGTAGGAAACGCCAGCCAATGCTCTAAAGCAATCGACATGAAAAAACGTATGGTACTAAAACGTACTAAAGCAAAAATGGGCAGAAGGATGGCTAGAAAAGCCGCAAGAACTAAAAGGCGTAATCCAGTTAGTAAAAGAGTAGCAAGGTTAAACAGAAGACGATGAAAATAAATGACCTATACGAATACAACATGGGCATACAAGGCAAAGATGCTAATGCTAAAAGTGATGTTGACGAACCTGAAATAGACGTACCAGGTGAGGAGATACCTGACCCTAAAGCACAGGATAACGATGTTGAAAAACAATTATCTCAAGGCTCACGCAAGGTTGGAGCCATGTCAGGTAAAAAAATTCAAGGTAGTCAATTTGCCTCAGGAGCAGGCAAAGTAGCACAAGGCAAGATGCCTAACAAAACAGAATTAAAACAACTAGCACCTATTATAGGTGATGTCACTGGCGCAATGAGCGATCCAAAGTTTGCTAACAGACTCGGAGCATTACTAAAACAAGCAAATAAAGAAGGTGTAGACGAAAGTAGTCTTGCTAAAAAGATATTAAAAAAATTAACAGGTAAAAAGCCTGGCAAAAACATCAGAAAAAAATCAAGACTATTACAAGAAGTAGACGAAAATCTATTTGAAATTAATTTCAATACCAAAGAAATAGCCAAAAACGCACTAGACTTGCCAATCAGATGTGGCTTCGAAGCCGAAACAGTATGGGATTCAGTTTCAGGTGGTGGCAGTGGACAAGACATAGACGATATGTCTTGGGGCGAAGTACAAGACGAATTATATATCAGTAACCGTGACAGTGATTACATTGACGAAGGCTTCAATGAATATGTAAGAGAAAACTTAGTACCGGATTACTACGATGATGTAATGGCTAGGTATCTTGAAGAAGAAAGAGATAACGATGAATCATACACACGTTTTATGGACGATGGCTCAGACGCACCTACAATAGATGCTGTAGAAGAATACAGAGATAATTTTAAAGATGAAGATCCCAAAGAATATGAAAACCGTGAAGAAGATGGTTGGGAAAAAATAAACTGGATAAGAGAATACATTGACGAAGAATACGAAGATCAATACTTAGACTTTGTCCGTGAATACCTGGACGATGACGGCGAGGTTTATCAAGAAGCGTTTGACGAGGCCTACAATGAAACATCAATAGACGAATGGATCAGCAATGAATTTTACAGCATGAGTTCATTCTGTGATGACTATGGCATTGATTACTCCGAACTAGGCAGTGGCGATCTTGAGCAAGTTGCAGATAGTGTATACGAGTATACCAAGGACACAGAATTTTCTGGGTTCCCCCAAACAGGTGAATACGGTGAAACATCCGGCAACACAGATGAATGGGCAGTAGAAACAGACAGTAGTATCGAATCTGGCTCAGGTACTGGGGCAGAAATTATTTCACCGGTGTATCGCACACCTAGAGAGATGCTTGAAGACATGAATAAATTCTTTAATCATATTAAAGGTGATGCTAGTACAAACGGTTCAACTGGACTACACGTTACAATGAGTTGGAATGGCGAAGCAGAAGGTTACGAAGGTTCCAATAACGCCGAAGCAAACAAATTAAAAATGGCTACACTATTAGGTGATACTTACTTGTTAAGTACATTTGG